ATTTCAGAAAATCGGGAGGCCTGAGCGATGGGAAGACACGCCAAGCCCACCGCCCTCAAGGTGCTGCAGGGCAACCCAGGCAAGCGAAAGCTGGAGAAGAAGGCGCCGACGCCGGCGCCGCTGGAGGCCACGCCTAACCCGCCTGAGTGGCTGGGCGAGTGGGCCGCCGAAATGTGGGAAACGATCGCGCCCTGGTTGACCCAGACCGGGATCATGACCCGCACCGACACCCACAACCTGGCCGCCTTCTGCGCGGCCTATGACCGGTGGCGCCAGGCCGAAGCCGAGGTGGCCGCCAAGGGCATCACCGTCGTTGACGCCAAGGGCGTGCTCAAGAAGAACCCGGCTTGCACCGTGATCAATGAGGCGCTGCGACAGCTGGCCAGCTTCGGGGCTGCCCTCGGGCTAGACCCGGCCAGCCGGGCGCGCCTGATGGGCAGCGGCGGGAATGACAAACCGGAAAACCCGTTCCTGTTGCTCAAAGGAGGGCGGGCCGCGAAGTGAGTTAAGACATGGCCAGCTACCCAAACGTAAACGCGGCGAACAAGTACGCCCGCGACGTGGTGGCCGGCAAGATCCCCGCGTGCAAGTACGTGCGCCGGTCCTGCCAGTTCCACCTGGATGACCTGGCCAAGTCGAAGAAGCGTGGTTTCCGCTGGGTGTTTGACCGCGACGCGGCCGAGCGGGTGACCGACTTCATTCAGTTGCTGCCCCATGCCAAGGGCAAGTGGGCGGCCTTGCGTGATCTGATCACGCTGGAGCCGTGGCAGCTGTTCATCTTCTGCAGCATCTTCGGTTGGGTCGACAAAAAGACCCGCCGCCGCCGGTACCGGGAAGTCTATATCGAGGTGCCGCGCAAGAACGGCAAGAGCGTGCTGGCTGCCGGCGTCGGCCTGTACATGCTGGTGATGGATGGCGAGTTCGGCGCCGAGGTGTATTGCGGTGCGACCACTGAGCGGCAGGCCTGGGAGGTGTTCCGGCCGGCGCGGCAGATGGTGCGGCGCACGCCCGAGCTGATCGAGGCCTTCGGCATTCAAGTCGCGGCCAAAAACCTGTCGGTGATCGGCGACGAAAGCAAGTTCGAACCGTTGATTGGCGACCCCGGTGACGGCCAGTCGCCGAGCTGCGCAATCGTGGACGAGTTCCACGAACACACCTCGGCGGCGCTGTATGAAACCATGCTGACCGGCATGGGCGCCCGTGATCAGCCGATGATGTTTGCTATCACTACGGCGGGTTACAACATCGCCGGGCCGTGCTACCTGCAGCGCGCCCAGGTGATCGACAAGCTCAACGGCACGGTACCTAACGACGAGCTGTTCGGGATCATCTACACGATCGACGATGACGACGATTGGAAAGATCCGGCCGTGCTACGCAAGGCCAACCCGAACTATGGGGTTTCCGTCAACGCGGAGTACCTGCTGAAACGCCAGGCCGACGCGGTGCGTTACCCGTCACGGCAAAACGCATTCAAGACCAAGCACCTCAACATCTGGGTAAGCGCCAAGCAAGCCTGGCTGAACATGGCGGATTGGGAGGCGTGCGGCGATCCAACGCTGACCCTGGATCAGTTCCTGGGCAAAAAATGCTGGGTGGGTGTCGACCTGGCCAGTAAGTCGGACATTTGCGCGGTGTCGCTGGTGTTCCTCGACAAGGTGGAGCTGGTCCCGGGCAGCGGCAAGTGGGTGGACCGCTGGACCGTGTTCTGCAAGTCGTACCTACCCGAAGGCGCGGTGGAACGGGGCGGGCCGAACAAGGCAGCGTATGAGGCGTGGGCCAATGCCGGGCACTTGGATTTGTGCGACGGCGAGGAAATGGATTTTGACCTGGTGCGCGACATGGTGGGCGAGTTCTCGTCCATGTTCGACATACAGGAAGTGGCCTATGACCCGTGGCGAGCTACCCAGCTTGGCCACCAGCTGCAGAAAGACGGCGCCGACGTGATCGAGGTGGGCAACGGTATCGCCACGATGAACTTGCCTATGCGTGAGCTTGAAGCGGCGCTGTTGTCGGGTCGCGTTCGTCATTCCTGTGATCCGGTGCTGGCTTGGATGGCTGGCAACGTCGTGGTGCGGCCATACAAGGGCTGTATCACCCCGCAGAAGGCCGACGAAGGCAAGACCGACATGCGCAAAATTGACGGCATCGTGGCCATTCTGATGGCCATGGGGCGCGCCATGCTGAGCGAATTCGAACCGGGCAGCCTGCTGGACAACCTGGCGGAAGAAGACCTAATCGTTATGTGAGTTTCCTATGAAAAAGTGGCTTCCTGAGGTTATCGGGACGGCAGGCTTTTGCCTGTTTGTTGCCGGGCTTTACCTGCAGTTTGGGCCGGGTGTGGCCCTGATGGTGGGCGGTGTGCTGCTCATGGCGGCTGCGCTCAAGATGGTGTGGCGATGATCCTGGGCGCGATGTTCGAACGTCGCAGCCTGGAGAATCCCGCCACGCCGTTGAATGGCGAGGAACTGGCCGAGTGGGTCAGCGATCGCCAGGGCGTCACGGTTAACCCGGAAACGGCGCTGAAACTGGCGGCCGTGTATTCCTGCGTCTACGTGCTGTCTAGCTCCCTGGCCCAGCTGCCGGCGGTGGTGATGCGCAAGATGGACGGCGACCGGATCGAGGCCGGTACCGACCACCCGGCGTATTACCTGCTGCATGACGAGCCGAACCGCTGGCAGACCTCCTACAAGTGGCGTGAAACCAAGATGGCCCACGTGCTGGGCTGGGGGAACGGCTACAGCAGCATGGTGCGCAACAAGCGCGGCGAACTGACCAGCATCCAGTCGCATTTGCCCCAGGTCACCAGCTTGGTGAAGAACGGCAACCGCTGGTTGTACTCGACCCAGGATGACGACGGCCACGCCCAGGCGGTGGCGGTGGAGGATATGGCGCACATCCGGGCGCTGGGTTCCAACGGCAAAACCGGGGTCAGCATCATTCGGCAGCACGCCGATACGATCGGCCTGGGCCTGGCAGCCATGCGCTACGGCCGGGAGTTTTTCGAGGGCGGCGGGCGTCCCGCCGGGTTGGTCACCGTCAAGGACGGTAAGCTTGCTTCTGACAGCTGGGAGCGCCTGAAAAAGGCCTGGAAAGAGTCGGTATCGCGCCTGCGCACGTCCGAAAATAAGACGCTGCTATTGCCGGCGGATCTGGATTACAAGGCACTGAGCATCGCGCCGGAGGATGCCCAGTTCCTCGACACGCGCAAGATGACCCGATCGGAGATCGCCGGCCTGTTCAACGTGCCGGCGCACATGATCAACGACTTGGAGAAAGCAACGTTCTCCAACATCAGCGAACAGGCCATCCAGTTCGTGCGGCACACCGTGTTGCCGTGGGTGCAGAACTTTGAGCAGGAGCTGAATCGCCGGGTGTTCACCCGGGCCGAGCGCCTGGCCGGTTACTACATCAAGTTGAACCTGGCTGCGCTGCTGCGCGGCACCCCGAAAGAGCGCGCCGAGTTCTACCGCATCGCCATCCAAGACGGCTGGATGACGCGCAATGAGGTGCGTGTGCTGGAAGACCTCAACCCGATGGCGGGCCTCGACACCATGCTGCTGAACGTGAACACGCAGCTGCTCGGCGCCGATGGTCAGCCGGTACCCGTAACGAAGGAATAACCCCATGAGCCAACTGGAACTGCGCACGCTGAGTGCGCAGCACTGCGAGCTGCGCGCTATTCAGGGCGAAGACGGAGAGCAACGGCCGCCGATGATCGTCGGCTACGGCGCTGTATTCAACACGCGCAGCGACCTGATCGGCGGAATGTTCGTGGAAGAGATCGCCCCGGGCGCCTTTGACGATGTGCTGAGCCAGGACGTGCGCGGCCTGTTCAACCACGACCCGAACTACCTGCTCGGCCGCACCAAGAGCGGCACCTTGCGGCTGTCGGTGGATGCGCGGGGATTGCGCTACGAAATCGACCCGCCAGACACGCTGACCGTGCGCGACCTGGTGCTGACCCCGCTGGCCCGCAACGACATGAGCGGCAGCAGCTTCACCATGCGGGTGGCCGAGGACGAATGGCGCCAAGAAGGCGACCTGATCGTGCGAACCATCCGCCGCATTTCCGAACTGCGCGACGTAGGCCCGGTGGCCTTCCCTGCGTACCCCGATGCCTCTGCCGCCCAGCGCTCGCTGGACGCCTGGAAGCATGCACGCGACGAAGGTTCGTCGGCCCGTGCGAATAACGAGCGCGACGCCCGTGCGCGCGAACTTGACCTGATCGGCGCCTAAGCGCGGAGAGAACTGTATGACCTTGCAAGAACTGCAACAACGAGCCGCCGCGCTGGCCACCGAAATGCGCACCCTGCACGCCAGCGTTCCCGATGGCACTTCGATGACCGGCGAACAGCGCTCCAAGTGGGAGGAAATGCGTTCGGGGCTGAACGTCCTGCAGGAACAGATCAGGCGTGAAGAAGAGCTGCGCGCCGCCGATCAGAGCTTTGTTGAAGGGCGCGGCGCGGAGCTGGAGAACGAAGCGCGCCGCCAGAATGGCGACCTGACCCAGGAAGAGCAGCGCGCCGCCGCCTTCGATGCCTTCGTGCGTCGCGGCCTGGGCGAGTTGAGCGCCGAAGAGCGCCAGGTGCTGCAGGAAATGCGCGCCCAGGCGTCTGGCCAGGGTGACAAAGGCGGCTACACCGTGCCGACCACGCTGCTCAACAAGGTGTTCGAGCGCATGAAGGCCTACGGCGGCATTGCCTCGGTGTCGCATCTGTTGCTCACCGATGGCGGCAACGTGATCGAGTGGGCCACCAGCGACGGCACCGAGGAAATCGGCGAGCTGGTTGGCGAGAACGGCCCGGCCAGCGAAGGCGACGTCGAGTTCAGCAGCGGTAACCTGGGCGCACACAAACTGTCGTCGAAGGTGATCCGCGTTCCTAATGAGTTGCTGTCCGACTCGGGTATCGACATGGAAGCCTACCTGTCGGGCCGTATCGCGTCGCGCCTGGGACGTGGCGAGGCGTTATACCTGGTTAAGGGCACCGGCGCCGGCAGCCCTGCGCAGCCGACTGGCCTGGAGGTCTCTACCTCGGTGGGCAAGGTCACCGCATCGGCCGCCGAATTCACCTGGCAGGAAGCGAACGGCCTGATTCACAGCATTGATGCGGCCTATCGCTCGGCGCCGCAGTTCCGCCTGGCCTTCAACGACAACACCCTGCAGCGCTTCGAAGAGATGGTCGATGGTAACAACCGGCCGCTGTGGCTGCCCGGCATCGATGCCGATCGCCCGGCCACCATCCTCAAGTACAAGTACGTGGTAGATCAGGCGATCGACAGCATCGGCGCCGGCAAGAAGTTCATGTATGCCGGCGACTTCGAGCAGTTCATCGTGCGCCGCGTGCGTTACATGGTGCTGCGTCGTCTGGTGGAGCGTTATGCCGAGTACGACCAGATCGGCCTGCTGGCCTTCCACCGCTTCGGCTGTGTGCTGCAGGACGTGGCGGCTATCAAGGCGCTGCAGGGCAAGGCCGCCTGACGGGAGGGCTTGGAATGCTGACGCTTGAGCAGATCAAGAGCCATTGCAAGCTGGAGCTGGACGAAACCGAAGAAGACGCGCTGCTGCAGGGCTATGGCCGGGCGGCGCGTCGCCTGGTCGAGAGCAGTACCGGCCGGCGCCTGTATCGCGTCGAGCTGCCGGCAGATGCCCCCGAAGGTACGGACGGTGACGACGACTACCTGCGCGCCTTGCTCCCCGAGGGCGCGCCGGAGAATGCGTTACCCGTAACGGCAGACGTTGAGTTGGCCATGCTGCTGCTGGTGGCGCACTGGCACCGCAACCGCGAGCCGGTTACCGAGGCGACGGCCAACGGCTTCAAAAAGCTGCCGATGGCCTTTGATGCCCTGGTGCAGCCTTATCGCTGGTTCACGCTATGAGAGAGCCAGAGGCGGGGGAGTTGTCGCACCGCATGCAGGTGCGGACACGAGTCGATAAACAGTCTGGCGCAGGCCTGGCCCCTGAATTGACCCCCGTTTGTAAGCGCTGGGTCAAGGTGGAACCGTTGGGAACTGCGACCTACATCAATGCGCAGCAGACCGGCAGCAAGGTTACCCACCGATTGTACTGTCGATTCATTCGCGACCTGGATTCAGCGCATGAGTTTGTCGAAGCCGGGCGCGTGTTCCGCGTGCATCGCCCTACCGCTATGCGTGGGCGTAATGTCTGGTCGGTGATCGAAGTCGAAGAGCTGGGGCCGGACGCCTTGCCGGCTGAGGGAGGGGCAGACGATGGCCAACTCGGTTTCGGTTGAGGGGTATTTGCACGTTGAAGGCTATGAGGCCTTTGACCGCGAAGCCTTCAACATGCGCAAGGTGCGCGCCGGTATGCGCAAGGTCGGCCAGCTGGTCACCGGCCGGGCGCAGATGAATCTGGCGCTTGGTCGAGGGCGGGCGGGATACCCGGTCAATCGGACCGGGGAGACTGTCGATTCGATCAAGTACCGGGTTTCCAAGCGCGGTTTATTGGTGCGTATCTCTCCGACCAAGACCCAAAGCATGAAGGAGTTTTACCCCGCTTACCTGCACTACGGCGTTCGCTTGGGCGCCCGGGTTAGGGGCTTGGGTGAGGGCAAGGGGCGGCGTGCTCGTGGCGCCCGGCAGGCGCTTGTTGCAGCCCGTGGCCAAAACAGCTGGCGGATTACCCCGCGAGATAACTACATGACCGACGCCCTGCAGGACTCTCGGGCCGAGGTTCAACAGATCCTGAGCAAGACCTTTGCGGCCGCATTGCTCAACTGAGGGACTATGTTACTGACCCCTGTTATTACCCACTTACATGCCCATTGCCCACAGTTCAAAGGCGGCATCGCGGGCGGCCTGGACTGGGACCCTGTTGAAGGTTGCGAGCAGGTCAAAGCGCCGGCGGCTTTCGTAATTCCGGTTGGTGATGAAGCGGACGAACCGATGGCGATGAACGCCGCCGCACAGGTAGTTCGCGATTCGTTTGATGTGTGCGTGGTGCTCGACAACAAGGACGAGCGAGGTCAAGCAGTCATGGATCTGGTGCATCACATCCGGGCGACCTTATGCCGGGCGCTGATGGGCTTTGAAGTTGATCCGAACACTGGGCCTATCTGCTACGACCGGGGCGACTTGATCCTGATGAACCGGGCCAGGGTGGTCTACGGCTTTCGCTTCTATGCAGATACTCAGCTTGGCAGCCTGGGCGGCGATGCTCACGACCGCCCTGAAACCTGGCCTGATTTCGAGCAAGGCCAGCTGGGTCAGCTCGAAGGCCTCGACCTACACGTCGACTTCATCGACCCGATTGTTGATTACAACCTGAGTCCGACCGGCCCTGATGGCCGGATCGAAATCGAAACCCGCAAGGACTTCCCGCAATGAAGCTTATCAACCTGAAACCGGCGCCGGAGCGAGCTTGCCCGATGCCGGAGAAGGGCGGCGACCTGCTGCCCGAAGCGGGGGCTATGGTCCCCCATAACGCCTACTGGCAACGCCGCATCGACGTAGGTGACGCACTGCTGGTCGTGGCAAAAAAGACCGCTAAGGCTGTGAAGGAGGCCCAGGCATGAGCGTAGGTTTCAGCTACATCCCCAGCGACCTCAAGGTGCCGTTGTTTTATGCCGAGGTCGACAACAGCATGGCCAACAGCGGCGCCGGCACTGCCTTGCGTCGGCTGATCGTCGGGCAGGTCAATGACGACGCAGACAGCCCGGAGATTGGCGGCCTGGTGCTGGTGTCTCGCCAGGCCGAGGTGGTCGAGATTGCCGGTGCTGGCTCGATGCTGGCCGCGATGTTCGCCGCGCACCGTGAGGTCGACGTTGCCGGCGAAGTCTGGTGTCTGCCGCTCAAGGTCAGCGAGGGCGTGGCGGCTGCTGGTACCGTTACGGTAACGGGCACGGTATCTACCCCGGGCCTGGTTAACCTGTACGTCGGTGGTGTGCGTGTGCGTACTACGGTCACCGCGACCATGAGCGCCGATGCGGTGGCCACCTCGGTGGCGGCCAGCGTCAATGCCGTGCTCGATCTGCCCGTTAAAGCTGTCGCGGCGGCCGGTGTCGTTACCCTGACAGCGAAGTTTTCTGGCGAGCTGGGCAATGACCTGCGCTTGGAACTGAATCGCCTGGGGCGCGCCAATGGCGAAGAAACCCCGGCCGGCCTGACCCTGGTGGCCACGGCCATGACCGGCGGTGTTGGCAGCCCGGACATGGCGCCTGTGCTGGCCGCGCTGGGCGATGAGGGCTTCGAGTTCATCGCCCAG